CCTGCCGCTTCATAGAAAGCTACTGTAAATGTAGTTAATGTAGCATTAACTGAAGTTACGATTGCTTTGTTTTCTCCTGAACCGTCATTTGCTATAATTACAACTGTCTGACCTTCTCTAATTGCAATACCGTGTTGTGCATTAAAAGGTGTTCCCCCTGTAGTATCAAGGTCATTACCTGCTGCGTCAACCGGTTTTGGATTATCAGCTACTGTAAAAGTTGCCGTAGCTGCTGCTGCTGCTGCGGGTGATGTACAGTTTGTATATTTAACGTGTAACCTTCCTTGCTCTGCCCATTTGATAAGGTCTGAGTTAGAAGGCATCTCTGCTCCTACTAAACGTAAGAATGAACTAATTGTTCTATTACCATATCTTTCAAATTCTTTTTCGTAAGTATCCGGTAGATACTGATTCAAGAAATCGAAATTGGTAATATAATTTGTGCTTAACGGCACCTGTTGTGCCGATGGTTGTAGGTCAAAACCTACACCGCCAAATGCTCCTGCCATAATTTCTAATTTTTAAATGGTTATTACTTTTTATTACTTCTAATCTTCAAGCCTCTACTACTTGGAGTAGATATAGACTTGATTTGCAACCCATCCTTATTTTGCCTTGTATACTGCGGTGTTCTACGCTCAGACATATCAACATTTTTCATCTTGCGTGTAACATCCTCAGTTGCATCAGCTTTCCCTTGCTCATAAAAAAACTGAGCAAATCGTTCCGGATTTGTTGCGATGGCTAATGCCCTATGGTAACCTGCCGCATCATTAATTAAACCACTCTCATTATCAAGGTATTTATTATAAAACTTTGAACTATCGAGTTGGTTTTCTTTAAGTTTGTTGCCGTCACCGGGATTAAAAGTGAAAGTAGCATCACCTATCTTGAAATCAAAACCTTTGAAATCTGTGAATACTTCGTTGGTTTTATCTATAAACCAATCTCTTTTCCTTTTTATTTCCTGTTCGCTGCTTTTAGCCTCAGCTAAATATTGCTTATAACTATCAATTTCTTTTTGTAGCTCTTCAGAAATAGCAGTGCCGCTTGACTCAACCGGTTGCTTATACATTTCTTTTTGCTCATCAAAAAACTTTTTAGCTTTTGCAATAGCTTTTTTCTTAGACATTTTAATTTTCTTAATATCTTTCTCTTCATCAAGCTCTTCATCAAATGTGTAGTCATCCATAAGAACTTCTACATCTTCTGAATCAGTTGCTTCACCTGAAGCTAAAAGATATTCTTCCAACAAACTGTCTTCGTCCATAGTAGAAAAATCTCGATTAAGTCTTACGTAATCTTCAATCCCCCTACCGGTGGTTTTTTTATATTCGAAATAAGCCTTTACATCTTCAGGCAATTCCTCATTCTCTGATTTTTGGTCAAAGATTTGGTCTACCGATGTAAACTCTTTTTCGTATCTATTCTTAATAAATGAAAGAACGTCTTCCTCTTTTAACTCTGAGGATTGAGTTGTCTCTTCTTGTGTTTCATCTTTCGATTGTACACTTTCTTGCTCCTCTGTGGTGGTGGAACTCTCATTGCCGATAACCACTCTTTCCACGTTAGAGTCATTTGTTGTAACTTGAGTTTCTTGTTTTTCATTTTCTTTACTATGTTTATCAAGTAACTCTTGTTCAATTTCTTGTTTAGACTTTTCGGTAGCCTCAACCGCTTTTACTTTTATTTCCATTAGATTAGATTTTTTACAAAGTTAATAAATAATTTTCGTTCAATTTATTCAATTATCTTGGAGAGAACTCAGCTAAATCAAAACCATCTAAACTGTCCTCGTTAGATTCAAATATTTGTGGAGGTAAATTATTTTTTCTCTGATTAATTAATCGAGATTGTTGTGTGTTTTGTTGATTGATACGAGATGATTTTGCGTCTTCTCTTTGAGTTTCTCTACTTTGCAGTGCTTTCTCAGAAATGTCTCTAAGCTGCTGATTATAGCTAAACTCTTCAGCCATTAATTGAGATTTTAATTTTGCTTCATTGTTCATTTTCTCAATTTCAAAAGCAATCTTGGCTTGTTCCAACTGCATCTTTCCTTGCATCTCCATCTGTTGTTTTTTCATTGCTAATTGTGCAGCCATCTCTTGAGACTTTAAATTTTGTTGAGCAGTCATAGCTTGTTTCTGCATATTCATTTGCTCTTCTCTATCTTGCTTCTGTTGACGTTTTAATTTCAGCAACTGATTAGCAAGTTTTAAATTTTTAAGTTCCCTTATATCTATAGCATCTTCTAAATTAATATCTTGCTTAGATAAAGCCATTTGAATGTTTTGTTCAAGTTTTGCTTTTTCTTCTTCGTCAGGTGCAATTTCTATAAAGATTCCAAAATCGTAAATATATAAGTCTTTTATTTCATTAAGGATAGAGACATTATACTTTCCAATCTTGTTCGCAAAATCATCTTTAAAATCTGAATACTCTAAAATATCTGCCACTCTATATGTTAATGCTTCAGCTACACTTCTATAAATGTATAAACCTCCATCAAGAATATGGCGTGTGGCTACATTAGAATTTAATGCAGCAAGTTTTTGTAAACCTACTAAAGAGTTTGGGTCGGGGTCTGTGCCATCTCTTGCTTCATTTAATCCTGTTACTGTTCTAATCATATTTAAATAATGATTATAATTAGTAATAAGCATTTGTGTTTTAGAGGCTCCTGAGCTTGAGTTTAATTGTTGAATTGGTATCTTACCTTGATTAAAATCTCCATCTTGATTGTAAGACCTACCAATAACAGAACCGGTTTGGAAATAAAGTCTTAATGCGTCTTCAGGATTATAAGCGTTACCTGTACCTAAGTCTACCTCATTTAACCCGTCAGCATCAATATATACACCATCAGGCACAACACGTGCAATTACTTGTTGTAATTTTAAATGAGTCATTTGAATTAAATCAGCAAAAGGAATCATTCTACGAACTAATGATTCTAAAATTCCTTTGTACATTCTTGGAGCACAAGCAACATAATTTGGTAGTGCGTGTTGACTTGTCGATTTTGGTCTTACCATATTACGAGCAAGTTCCCATTTCAAAATAATGTTTGTTCCCATAACCATTATTCCGTCATACCACACATCAATGGTCTTTTCAAACTTTTCAAAGTTACCCTCTTCCATTACTTCTGTTGGTGGGTCAAAGCTATCATCTTTTTCAATAACCTTATCGCCACCCGAAGCAGTTATTTTCTTTTTATACACCATCTTTTTTGTCGTCTTATAATTAAAATAAAGAAGGGTACAAGTGTCTCTATAAAAAATATCGTTTTGATAATATTGTGCTACATTGTAATAATCAAACCAAGTTTGACTATACTTTGAAATTTCTTCTAAATCAGCATTAGTTAGTGAAGGGTCTATCTTCATCAATTCAGTCATAGGTATTGTTTTTACTTCACCCCAATAAAAACAATCTTTGAAGTATGGGTCTTCAGTATAACTGTACACTACATTTGCAGGGTCAACATATTTAATCTCTACTCCTGCACCGGGTAAGAATTGATGTCTTGTCATACCTATTCCTAAAGTGGTAATATCTAAGTCAACTCTTTTGCGAATATCCTCATAATGATTTTCATCAAGTAAAGTATTAATGGCTTCTTCCTCTGCTATTTCAATAGCCGGTTTGTAGTTTAACTGCATATATAATGAAAGCTCTTCGTCAGATTGAGGAAGTTCGTCTTCAGGAATTACAAAAGGGTCATATCCACTTTTCTTTTTTACGATACTTAAAATATCTTTAGCAGCCATTTGTCCCTCCACCATATCTTGATATTTAGAACGCTTGGCTTGTGACATTGCATCTTGAGCATATGCCTTTACTTTAAATAACCTGTCTGACATTCCATTTACTACAATGTCAACAAACTTTGGGATAACAGGTACAGGAGTCCAATCTAAATTTAGATAAGATAAATCTCCATCAATAGCTAATTCATTTTTATATTTAGCGATGGACTGTTCTCCTCTTGCGTATAATCTTAACCTATGAAACTCTCGCCATTGGTCATAGAATCTGCAACCATTTCCATCTTTACGGAACCATTCATACTGAATAGCTTGTCCTATCATCAATCCATATTGGTCTGTAGCCTTTTCTGCATCAGGAACAAATTGACTTGGAAATCCTGCAGATGAAATATTTATTTTTATGTCTTTCATCTAATTATCTGACTTAATTTTCCCTCGTTAGTATACCTTGCAAAGTTAATCATAATTCTTGACTCTTTTTTTTCAGGCATATATAAATGCTTTTGACACGCCATTATAGCTAATCCGGAGCTAATAGAAGCATCATACTGAGTTCTGTTGTTAATATCAAACCTTGCCCAATCTTCTAATGTACGATTGAAATACATTGATTTCATATCTCCATCTTGTGATAATCCTACGTGTGATTCTATGTAGGATTCAATAGCTGCTGCGTGTGCTTGTTTTACATCTTCGCTTGAGTTCGGTATACCTCCTAATTCTTTTTCACTTTTTGATAGCTTGATAAATTGTTTATCGGGACGATTCATACAGAAACCTCTATACCCTCTATTTTTGAAATGATATAACAATCGTGGCTTGTTGTTCTCTATAAGTATTGGCATACCATAAAATACACAAGCCATTAAAACATCTTCAAAAAATATCTCTGCGGTTTGTGGTCTTGCTATGTATTCTAAAAAAAACTCATTGCTTGGTGCTTCTTCCATACTAAACTTAGTAAGTCCGTGTAGTGCACCATTAGAACCTTTACCACCTACTGTTCCACTAATATCATATGAGTCACATCCAAAAGCACCTATGTGTTCATTACCGGGATATCTCTTACCATTTTTGGTATAGATATTGTTTTGGATTCCTTTGGTCGGAACCCAAGTAATAATAAATCTTCCTCTTTTGTCGGGTGTAAAATAAACTGAAGTATCTTTGATTCCGTTAACCCAATGAAAAGAACCTCTTGTTAAATGTTGTTCTGAAATCATTGCATCATTATAATCAATCTGTTGATATATCTTAGTAAGATTAAATAATGATTGTTTACTTTCATCTCTAAATGCGTGAGACTCTGTTCTTGGAAACTGTCTATAATATTCATTCAACGCATCAGGGTCGTGCTTTAATGACTCTACCTCGTTATTCCAATACTGTAACGCACTCTGTGTTATATACTCATCATCTATACCCCTTACTTTATCAACCACATCGTCTATTACGGGTTGACCATACCTATCAATAAACCCCTCCATATTCCATTCCATTGGAATAAATAAAGAATACAATCCTGTTTTTGTTTGACCGTTTGCATTACGCTTCATTACATCAGAGTCATAAAATAATTGCTTGAAGTTTCCCCCACCTTTTGCTAAAGCATTTGATGTAGAACCCATCATACATTTACCAATAATCCTACTACCTAATCGTAAACAAGTTTTTGTAACACGCCAATTATTTAATATGTTATTTGGTTTTAACCATTTTCCACTTTCATCGTGAACTAATAGCAGAAGTTTTTCACCATCATATGAGTTGTCATCTGTATTTTTCCAATCTATTGTGGTATCTAACCCTTCTATTTCATCCTCCTCCACATCATACATATTCTTTTTGGTAATCTTAGATGCAGGTACACGATAAGCTAATTCAGTTTTAGGTTTATCCATTCCATCCATAATTGGTTTAAAAAAGAATGGAAGTCTACTGTTAATTGGAACAACTTTATCTGTAAACATTTTCTTAGCATCAGAACCTGTTTTAGAAAGTATACCAACTCGAGAATCTTTTACAAGTGTTCCTGTGTTGACGCATTCAGAAGAAGACATAAAAGAAAATCCTGAACGTCTAATCTTTAGATATATCATTCCAAAACTTCTCTTGTCTGCTTTACATGCTTCCCAAAATATATATAATATTCTGTTTGCTTCTCTGTATTCAGGATATCCTACATCAATATTAGTCCACTGTAAATACATATAGTGAGCTCCTGTAATGTAAGTTGGTTTACTTTTATTCATAAACCAAAAACCAAACTCTCTGTTGTCAAACTCAGCTTCTATATAATCCACCCATCTTGATTTAAATTCAGATGGCATTTCATTCCACTGAAAGATGGATGATATCTTACTCAAAGGTTTTGGTAACTCTTGCCTTTCCCAATATTGTTCTGATGAGGTGGAGTGTCTTTGAAGACACTCTTTAGGTTGTTTCGGTAAAGCTATGTAAAGACCTGAAATATATAGTATCTCTCCTATTTGACCTGACTTAGAAATAACAATTAAATCGTACTTATCATTGTAACCATACAACCAAGAATGATTACGATTTTTATTCGATAAAACATTCTTAGGAACATAGTCTTTTACAACTTTGTATAATATGCTATTTTGACCTTCGTTCTGCAAATCCTTGTTTAGTATCTACTTTGGTGTCTATATTATTTCCTTCTAAAGCCGCTCTTTCCTCTTCTATTCTTTTTAGTATTTCAAATGCATCAAATATGCATAGTTTTTTTGTGGCTGCCGCATTCTTTAATCGGTCTGCAGCAAGGTCGTCATCAGGGTCAGGCTTTATAATTTTTTCTTTAGCAACTTTTATTAGTTGTTCAACCGCTTGATTTCCGGCTTCAATTATTCTTAATTTAATTTCTTTACTCATAAAATTAAAGTAATACAGTGGTCATACAATCTATATAGAGTTTGGTCGTCCACTTTAAATTGATACTCTTGATTTGGTTTGTAACACACTTTGTCACCAACCTTTACGCCTTTGTCTTTTAAACCTTGATTAATTATTACTACTTCTCCCATCAAAGGCTCTGTACTGAAGGGTTTGTAAATATAACTTTCTTCTACCGGAACAGGTTTTAAAAAACAATACCTGTCATATCCATTCCATTCCCCTTCTTTCTTATAAGCAAAAAACTGTTCACTGTCTATAAGAAAAACATTCTCCTTGAGAAAACTCCTTCCACTTTGTCTCTTGCCGTACATATCATTGTAGAACTTGAAAACATTGTGGTGTACTAATAATGTGTCTCCTTTTTCAATAGGACCCTTATAGTTGATTGGAGTCTCAATAACCGTTGCTTCACGATTTGATGTAGTATGATTTTCTTCTGACGTACTTATAACTAAATCAACATCACCAACTTTTTTAGTGTTGTTATATCGCTTGTTATTTACAGGACTAACTATAAACTGATAAATAGATTTCATTAAAAATTTATATTGTACTCAATGGATATTGGCATTGTTGAAGTAAACTCTTTCCAACATACAATTACTCCATCGGCATCTTCAATCCAAATTTTTATCGAATCTGTTTCTTCGTAATATTTTATGAGATGAATAGTGTATGCAGAACCTAATACACTTTGCCCTACTATGTAGTGCATTGCTCCTGATTTATAGTCAGGACCTATAGAGATTTTTCTAATATCCATTTAATTAAATTTTACTTTTCCGCTTTACAAGCGTCAAGTTCTGCTTTTAATTCTTGTATAGCTTTTACTAATACAGGTATCAAAGCTGCATTACCAACTTCCCAAGCATCAGGATTATTTTTGTTTACTAATGTTGGTAAGATTTCTTCAGCTTCCCACTGTGAAACAACTTCATCTATTTCTTGAGCTACAAAACCTGAGTCTTTTTTACCCTCCATTGAACCATCTCTTCTATCCCAATCCCAAGTCACAGGGTCTAAATCCATAATAAACTCTAACCCTAAAGACAAATCTTCAATATTATCCTTGTCTCTTAAATCTGAAAGACCTGAAATAACTTGTGTATTACATCTAAGTGTTGTTACATTATTATCTCCT